TGGTAATATCCCAACATATTATTTTATTGCGTTATTTATAGCTCTTTGAAAAATTGATATTATCTCTTTTTCTGACTGCTCTCCTGCTACTTTAAAATATTGCCTTACGGTCCCGGGAGCTTTTGGAGGTTTTGACAAAGGCCACCTTCTTGTTCCTTCGTGAACAAAAATTGAATATTTTGTATCTGATTTTAAAATTCTCTGAAAGGGACTTCCCGCTCTTATTGGTTTTATATCAGCTCTTAATCTTCCTGTATCGGCAGGAGCCAACTTAATTGACTTATTCCAAACTAATGCTTGTGCTGCATCTAAAGCTTTCTGAATGGCGCTTTTTACACTTCCAGACATTTTATTTAGATTAAGCGCTACCTCTGTTGTATTTGTTTTAATACTAATTTGAACCATATTAATCTTGTTTTTCTTCTAAAAGAACTTCTAAATGTTTTAGTGAAGAATCAATATCATATTTTTTAATTCCTTTAACATCGTAAGTTTTGCCATTTATAATTGCCCTGTCCGCTTCTTGAATATCCTCATCTAAAGAAAAGATATAAAAATCATAAGACTTACCAATTATTCCCATATTTATTGCTATTTGCCTTCTCTCTTCTGATAGAGGCATAAATAATCCGTTAATCGTTCCTATTGTCTGCCATTTTTTTACTCCACTATCCCCAACATCTGTTAATCTTTTAATTGTTGCTATATAATTTTTTTTCATATTTAATATCTTTTATACTCATCTAAAACATCATCTATCTTTTTAAAATCTTGCCATTGTGCATCACTTTTATAAGAGATTTGCCAGTCTCCAACTCTTTCAGATTGTATCTCTCCTTCGTGGCTAATTGAATGTTGTAATATTCCAGCCACTAAAACAGAACAGGCAAATTTTATATTCTCTGGCACTTCTTCTGAATAACCCCATTTTCCAGTTATTTTTATATTCTGTTCTCCTTCTGGGAAACTACCCTTTATTAATGTTTTTGGTAAATCATTTGCGGGATATAAATAATAATCATCTAAATCCATTTCTGCACCTGAAACTTCTATTTTTTCTATCTCTAATAAATCATCTATTACTAATTCCCTTAATCCTACTCCATCAAATAATCTTTCTTCTGTTTCGCTCTTTGTAAAAACCCTTCCTGTTTTCTTCTCAATATAATCACTCATTGCTTCAATCCATTTTTCAACTTGTTCCTCCTGCCCTGATTCAATCTCTTCTTTAAGATAATTTTCAATCTCTTCTATTGTTGTGTAACTTGGCATATTATTTTATTTTATTACTTTTAACCTTTTGCCGTTTTTTAATATCGGCTATTTTGTTTTTATAGCTTTCAATAATTTTTCTTTTGTAATCTCTAAATGATTTCATATTTTATTATTTTTATATATTCCCTTCGGCATATTTTTCTAAAGCTCATATCTGAAGGGGTTGAACACAATTCATAGACCCCCTCAGTATGGTCTCTATTAGCTTTCTGTAGTTTGCAAAACAGCAATACCACTTGGAAGAACAGGAACATAACCAACTCTTTTTACCACTCTCATTGCAATCATATCTTGAGTTGCTAAATTCAAGTCTGAAGGTGATTCTTCTGCTGACTTGACTATACCTTCCTCTAAAATCTTTACTTTAAGTCCTGCTTTGTCTCCGTATACACAAGTCTTTCTTAAATCAGTAAAGAATCCAAAAGGTGTTCCATCACCGGAAGCTGAACTATCTGGCAATACATTTGTCAATTCGTAAGGCCTATTCCAAAGCGTAGGTGGTTGATTTCCTATCGGAGTCTGCACAATATAATTTCCGTTATTATCTTTCAATTGCTGAATAATTTGAAATGCTGTCGGAGATAGATAAAACTTACCTGTCTTTTGAACTGATGTAGGAACAGCGTAAATTGCATTATTCAAATCATCTGCTGTCAAATCAGCAACAGCACCAGTTGTTTCAACCGGCACAACATTAGCAGCATTAATTACACCATCATAAGGATCACCATCACCAGTATCACCCGCCAAGAATACTCTGTCTTCTTCTTCTAAAACAGCTTCTCCAATCAATTCACCCAGTAAAGAAATAAGATTAATTGCACTATCTTCAACAATTTCTTCAGTTAAGGGCACAATAGCAGCTATTTTCTTTAATGTCTGTGTTACAAGCGCAAATGTTGGCTTTGTGGATGACTTCACCCCTGCTTCGTCTGGCCAGAAAACACTAACAGAACTTGCAAGTGCAGGAATTCTCCTTTCATTTCCCGGTCCGGAAAATGGAAGATATCTCATATCCCTTCTTGCAATTCCATTTTCTTCAGTAAATCTTTGAACCTCTGCTAAAAGTGGAGCTGGAACAAGATAACCTCCTTGCGTATCTTCTCCTGTCTGTAAATAATCTTTCTGAATTTGAGCCATTGCAGAACCATCTTTCATTACAAGCGCCTTAAACCACTTTCTTACAATTTCCTCATCAGAAGTTTTCTTCGGAGTTTTACTTGTTTCAATAGCTTTCTTTCTTTGCTCTGCAACACCATTTAGAAATTTCTCTGTAAGTTCATTCGCCTTTTTATCAAGAGCACTATCAAGAGCATCCAAAGCTTCAGCTTGAATATACTTTTTTAATCCCTCTGTATCCATTTTTTCTTCTTTTTCCTTTTTTTCTTCCTTTTTTTCTTTTGTTTCAGTTTGCATTTTTTTGAAAAAAACGATTAAAAATGTTTTCCGCCCGTGCCATCGGGGTTCAGACCTTTTATTAAAAATGGCATTATCGGTTCTTTTGTTTTGCATCAAGCAATGCTCTTATTGCCTGATTAACTTTTTTATTAAAGGTATATTTAATTATTTCCTTTGTTTCTTTTTTTTCTGGCTTTTTTTCTTTATCCGCAGTCAATACTTCTTCTAAAGCTACCTTTGCCTTTTTTATAACCTCTCTATTTTTTGCTGATAAAACCCTTCCTTCTTTTCTTATAATTCCATCAATTTGTTTTTTAGGTTTTATAATATCCATTTCTTTTTTTTCACATTTTTTATCACAAAGTTTATTTGCCATAGCTATTGCTTGCTCCTGCTCCATATCAGGATTTTCTTTTAATATTTCTGGGATTTTTCTTTTAACACAATCTTCCACACTTTCATCTTCCATTCTGCAAGCAGGGCTTTTTTGTTTTTTCTCGGCCCAACTGACATCCATTCCTTTTGATTTTGCAAGAGCCATAGCATCAGCAGGAATATTCACAGCAGATAATTCATAGAGAGTATTATTTTTTAACAATATCCCATCTTCTATTTCTTCTGCATCACCTGAAATAAACCCCACCGAAAAAGCCCTCATAAATTTGCCCTTATAAAGATTGAAAAGTGTCTTGGCAAATTCGTATTCTTTAATCGCAAATTTAATAACTCCCTCAAGCATATTCTCTGAATTTAATCCCATCTCTATTACCTGTCCTACTGCCGGTTGATCGTTTTGATGAGAAAATAAAACTATTGGATTTTGCATAAATTCACTTAACTTCCAACTCGCTTGGTCTATTATCTCTCCGTGTCTATCTGGCTTTCCCGAAGAGAAAATCGCTCTTATAGTTCCTTCTTTTTCATTTACTTCTTTTACTTTTATCGGTAATGTTTTTTTTATTAATTCCATAATTTTTTATTTTTCATATTTTGACCTTTTGGAAAACCTTGATTTTAAAAAGTTTTTTACATCTGGCATTGTAGCAACAACATTAGTTAAACTGATAAATGACCCACCTCTCTTATTCACAAATTCATCGTGATTATAAACTTTATTATCGTTGTATCGTTTTATCTCAATTTCATTAATATATTCGTTGCAGTAATAACTCCTTAACATTACAGCAACTTTTGATAAATTATATTTTTGATAAATCCTATATGCTTTTTGTTTGTTAAAAATTATCGGAAAATGAATCTCAAAGAATTTACCATCTGGAAAATATTTATAAACTTCTTTAATTTGTTTCCAGTATTTCCCTTTATATTTTGGATAATTATCAATCCACCATTTTAAATTCTTACTGTAATAATATGGTATCTCTTCATAATCTTTTAAAAGAAAGAAATCATCATTCATATATAAGAAATTATCTGAAATCTCTTTATTGGTTAGTATTGCACCAATCTTTCTCGCAACATTAAAATATTTATGTCCCAAGCTATCCTCTATCGGAACTTCAATTACTTTCTCATTAAAGAAATCTGGCTTCTTCCCGAAAATAAATACTTTATCTGTTTTTATTTTTAAGTGCTTCTCCAAACTTCTTAATGAAAATTTAATTTCCTGATTTTGCCAAAGCGATTGTCTGCCAAGCGGATATACTATGTCCATATCATCGCTGGAGCTAATACACAGCGACAATTTGGCTCATCTGGCGCCATCAATCCATTACTAAAACTTTCCTCTGTCTTTACTATCTCTCCGTTTAAATCAGCGTGTTCATCTCTTGTTCTGTCATCCATAACAGCAACCCATTCCTTACCATTAATTACCTCTGACTGCCTAAATGCCTCTAAGTTTGCATCATTTGAAACAGCCATTGTTTCTGTCCTTGCAATTCTTTCTGCCCTGTAATTCTCAAATTCCGAATAAACTCCCAATACCCTTTCTGTTAATTTTGATACTCCCTCGCCATCTACAATTCCTGTCGCAAGTGTATCGCTTAAATTATTAAGTGTCGTATTATTAACTGATTTTGCGAAAAACATTGCTCTCTTTTGTAATCTTTCAAAAATTGTTCTTTTTTTTGTTTTCATTTTAAACGCCTTTGTCATATCAATCCTCTGATCAATTCTTATCATTGACAAAGCGTCATTTGCCTCATCTTCAAAAACTCTTAAATAATATCCAATAACTGCGTCTGAAAATATTTTATTTTCTTCTTTCGCATTAAATAAATTCCTTATCTCTCTTTTCCCCATTTTCTTTATTTCTTCTTTCTTGTGTTTCTTAAGCTCTTTAATAAATCTTTCTGCTTGCTCTTTTGCTACCTTTATAATCTTTCCCTTAAATCTTGCTGTTCTTCTGTCAATCATTTTATTTTTATATTCCCAATACTGAATTCTTTTTTCTTTTGTAAATAATAAAGAACCGCTTTTTTTAATTTTATTTTTAATTTTATTTTTTACTTTTTTAGCTTCTTCTTGAATAAAAGATTTTAAAATAAATTTTGTCTGAAGCTGTCTTCTGCCAAGTAAATTCTTCTGATTATTTTCCTCTTTCTTTTCCATAGAAACCGCAGAACCTATTGGGGATAAACTCATTGGCCTTAATAATGTATCTCCACCTTCTACCGGATCTTTCCCAATCTCTTGTCTTATCTCATTTGGAGTTATCCAGTTATCAACTCCTGCCTGATATTCTTTCAAAAGCATCTCTCTGTTTTGTGGAGATGGGTCTTTGAAACCTAAAATATATTCTTCTCCATATTCCAAGCTTATTAACTGCTCATTTAATTTCTCTGTTATCTTTGAAACTAATGGCTTTATTGTTTCACCCAAGAATATTGCCAAAGCAGTTTCAGAATTTGCCCTATTTACATCGTCTAAAATTGCAACTATTGGCTTTGGAACCTTAAAGGCAACCAAGATATCATCTCTTAAGAATTTCAATGACTCTATAAAATCTAATTGCTGTGGTGTTAAAGATAATTGCTGATATTTTAATCCACCTTCTAAAATCCCAACCTTAGATGACTTGCCAACCCCCTTGTGTTTTTGCTCCCAACTTGCCTGTAATTCTGCCTTTTGTTTTTTATTTAATTTTCTATCAGAAGTTATTAGGGCGCTTGGTCTTGCATCATTTAAAAACAAATCTCTTTGGTGTCTTGTTGCATATTCTTCTGTTTGCACTCTTATTTGCGTTGGGGCTAATGATGATACTCCCCTGTAAGTATCAAGGGGAGATGGGATTTTAAGATGGATAATTTCATTAGGGTCAAAAGTTTCTTCTGTTCCATCATCTTTTCTAAATTTATATTCTTTAATAAAAACTTCAGGATCGGCAACAATTGTCATTTTGTCCGGTCTTAAATTCCAAAGCTCTACAACCTCACCCTTTTCATTTCTTAATTTCCACAAAAAAGCATTTCCAGATAAAAGGAAATTACTTGTTAATATTTCAAGGAACTCTGATTTTGTTTGAAAAGGATTTACCTTATACAATAAATCTAAAGCAGGATGTAAAAATACCTCCTCCGTGTCTCCTTGTGAGTTTGTTATTTTATTTAAAGTAAATTCTGTTGATCCAACTTTCTCTGCTATTTTTGATATACAAGCAAAAACATAAAGAGATTTACTATAGGATTCTAAATAATTTATTTCATTCCAATCAGCACCAATTA